TGAACAATGGCTAATTCCGCTGAGGCAATCGTCTTTGCCGCAGTTAAGGCACTCTTGCCCAACAGCGACGGTACATTCCGGGTCTATCCCGACGTGGCGCCTGCTGGCGTCGCGCGCCCGTACATCACGTATCAGGCCGTGGGCGGCCACTCGCCGAACTACTTGAGCAACACCGTCGATCTGCAGAATGCTCGCATGCAGGTCAACGTGTGGGCCGATACGCGTTCGATCGCGAATAGCCTGATGCAGAACGTTATCGCCGCACTCACGGGGCAGCTGATCAAAGCCGTAACGATCGGCGCGCCGGTCAGTAGCTACGAGCCCGACACGAAGCTTTACGGCTCCCGATCCGATTTCAGCATCTGGTTTTACCCGTAACACCGAATTCATACCGCGTTGCCGCGGCTTTTGCTTCAACCACCAACCCGCCCTGAGTGGGTTTATTTATTTGTGAGGTCTGAAAAATGACAAGCACTGCGATTTCCGCTCAGGGATCGACTCTCTCGGTATCTGGCACGACTGGTGCCGCGAAGGCGATCACGGGCCTGGCTCTCGGCTTTCCGTCGATCGTCACCTCGGCGGCACACGGTTTTTCGAATGGCGACATCGTGACCTTCGCGGCGCTGGCCGGTAACACCACGCTGAACGGCCTCACTGCCGTCATCAAGAACGTGACGGCGAACACCTATGCGGTGGACGTCGACACAACCGGCGGCGCCGCATATACGAACGGGGGCACGGCGACCCCTGTTACCTGGACACCGATCGGCAACCTGAACAACTTCAAGGGCTTCGACGGCCAAGCCAACGAAATCGATAAGACAAACCTGTCGAGCACGGCCAAGGAATTCATGCTCGGCCTGCAGGACTTCGGACACTTCACGTTCGACGTCGACAAGGACTTCACCGACCCCGGCCAACTGGCGTGCGACGCCGCAAAGCGCGCGGGCACGTTGAAGCAATTCAAGCTCACGCTGCCGAACACGAAGACCGCAACTTTCAGCGGCTACGTCAAGAACAGCCCGCACGATGGCGGCGTCGATCAGATCCTCAAAACGACCGGCGTCTCGCTCCGCATCACCGGCGACGTGGTCTACGCGTAACCCGCGGCCCGCGCAACTCCATCACAACACAGGACATACCGTGCCCATTCTCAGTAAAGAAACCAAGGCCGCCATTCTCGGCGCCATCCACCTCAAGACCGAGTCCGTCGACGTGCCCGAGTGGGGCGATGGCGTGACGGTGATCGTGTCGGAGATGTCAGGTCTCGCGCGCGACGCTTTCTATTCAAAAAAGGAAGCGGGAAAGGTTCCCATCAGTGAATCGCAGGCCGATCTGCTGCTGGCCACTGTCGTCGACGAATCCGGCGCGCTGGTTCTCGACGGGTCCGACATCGCCAACTTGCGCGCTCAAGGTACCGCGGTGATGGATCGCATCGTGGCAGTCGCTGTTCGCCTGAACGGCATGCAGCCGGCCGCCGTGGAGGATGCAGTAAAAAACTCCGCAGCCGCCCCGAGCGGCGATTCTGGCTCCAGCTCAGCATCGACTTCGGTATCCCAGTAAGGGAGTTGCAGCAGCGGATCACCAGCGCGGAGTTCGTCGAATACATGGCTTCCTACCAGGTCGACCATCGCGGGAGCCACTACGACGATCTGCGCGCCGGCACGATCACGTCGATGCTGGCGAACATCAACCGAAATGCCAAGGTTAGAGCGGAGCCGTGGGGCCCGCTGGACTTCATGACGTGGAACGAATTGCACATGGCGAAGGCGGAGGAAGAAACGGCCGTGCTTCTGGATGATCCAGATGCGCAGTCGAACCTCCTTTTGTCGATGCTGTTTCCCAGTAAGGCGTAGCCATGGCAAAGAGCTTCGTCATTGAGAATCCGGAGGCGTTGACCGACGCGCTTCGGGCGCTCGACAGCGCCACGAGCGAGTCGGTTTTGCGGCAGGCAGCAGTTGCTGGCGCTCGGGTCTATTTCGACGAGATGAAGGTGCGCGTGCCTGTAGGCATTCGGGCGTACGAGCGGAAGGGCACCGAGATCTATCCTGGCTTCCTCCGCGACAACATCCTGATTGCCTATGACAAAGAGCAGTCCGTCGAAGGGCGGATTGCCTCTTACATCGTGACGTGGAGCAAGCAGGCGTTCTACGGGCGCTTCGTTGAAACTGGTACGTCCAAGATGGCAGCCAATCCGTTCCTTCGACCGTCGTACGAAGCGAAAAAAACGGCCGCCGCCGATGCGGTGGATGCGGTGTTCCAGCAAAAGGTAACGGAGTTGACAGGTGGCTGACAAAGAAACACTCATCCGGGTTTCGCTAGATGCCACCGGCGTTGAGGCCGGCGTTCAGCGCGCGAAGCGCAGCATGGATGCGTTCGTGTCGTCGCAGGAGGCGGCGGCGCAACGCACGGAAATTGCACAGGCCGCGATTGCGGAGGCGAACGCAAACGGCAGCAAGGCGAGCGAGCGCGCCATCAACGCACTCGTACAGCAAGCGGCGAAAATGGCCGACACGTACGGGATGAATTCTCGGCAACTGCTGGCCTATAAGGCGTCGCTGCTCGGTGTGTCCGACGCGATCGCGCCGTACATCGAAAAGATGAATGCGATCGACGCGGCCAATGGACAGGTTGCCGGCTCGACTGCCGCGGTGGGCGAGAGCAGCGAGGCTGCTGCGGCTCGCATTTCGGCTATGGTCGCAGCGTCGCTCGAGGTGACGGCCGCCGTAACCGGTAGCACGGAGGCGGCCGACCGCTATGCCGCAAGCGTTGACGCACTGGCCGCCGCCGCGACGGCGGCGGAAAGAGCGAATGCCGGTATTGCGGCGTCAGCCGAAGCAGCAGCAACGGCGCAAACTAGCGTGGCCGTTCAATTCGAGGCTGCCTCGACCGTGATCAGTGAGGGTGCGGCCAAGGTTACGGAGGCGCTCGGCCGTCAACTCACCGCCCTCACAGCGTCCGCGGCGGAAATGGCCGTATATGACGCGCAGATGGCTGGCTTTACCGAAGCCGAAACCGCGCAGGTCGCCGCGATCGCCAAAGAAATCGAGTTGCGCAAGCAGCAGATCGCTCTCGGCGAAGAGATGGCGGCTATGTATACAGTGCAGGCTACTGCCGCGCATGGTGCCGCCGGCGCAACGTCCGGCGTGACAAATGAGCTTGGCGTACTTGGCCGCGAGGCAGCCAGCGGCAACTTTACCCGCCTGGCCAGTTCGTTCACCCGCTTTCTGTCGCTCGCCGGTGCGCTCGACCTTCTGCTCAACCCGCTTTCGCTCTCCATCGCGGGTGTCGGCGCGGCTATGTATATGGTGGCGAGCCAGAACGAGAAGATGAATGAGGCGTTGCTGCTGACCGGCGGCTATGCGGGGGTGACGACTGATCAACTCCGCAATATGGCGACAGCGGCGACGGCGGGCGGAGCAACGTTTAACACCGCGGCCGAGGCCGTCACCGAATTGGCGAAAACCGGCCGGCTAACCGGTGAAGAGATCGCGAATCTTGGTCGGTCTGCGGCGGATGCCGCTACTTATACCAGTGTGTCCGTCAAGCAAATGGTGGACGATTTCACGAAGCTCGCCGACGAGCCAGTGAAAGCCTCGGTGAAGCTGAACGACCAGTATCACTACCTGACCGCGGCGACTTACGACCAGATCGCCGCGCTTGAGAGGCAGGGTGATGCAACTGGCGCCGCAAAAGTGGCAGTGGAAGCGTTCTCCCAGGCGATGGACGATCGCACGAAGGAAATCGCCGCCAACGAGGGAATCATTCTTGCCGGCTGGCGCGACATCAAGGCGATGATCAACGGCGCCATCGAGGCAGTTGGCTCGTTCGGCGCGGCGGCCACCCCCGGACAGGTCGTGGCTCGTCTGCAGGACAACAAGACGGCGCGGCTTCCGATTGGGCAATGGTCGTCGGAAGATGAAGCCGAGCTTCAGAAGGCGATCGCCACACGTGACGCCGCGATCAAGGCCGCCGAAGACAAGGCCAGGACAGCGCGCCAGGACCAGCAGGTTATCGACGCGAAGCACGCATACGACACGTTCAACACGCAATTTGCGACGCCGGCAGAGAAGCGCGCAAAAGAGATTCAGAAATACCTCGACACGATCGCAGGTCCGCTCAATCTGAGCCCGGAGCAGCAGCTCGCCGACGAAGCGAATATCGACGCGAAATATAAGGATCCCAAGGCACCGAAGCCGAAGGCGTACCGCGACGATTCCGGCGAGCGAATGCTGCAGCAGTTGCGCGACCAGCAGGCCGCGTTGGAAGCGCAGCTCTCGACGACGGGCAAGCTGTTGATGGCCGAAAGCGAACTCGCGAAGTTCAATCAGCAGATTAGCGACTGGAAGACCAAGACTCTCACGCCGCAACAGGAGAGCCTGACCAAGGATCAGGACGCAATCCGCGCGCAATTGCAGAAGAACGTTGAGCTCGAGAAAGAGGTCCAGCATCGCCAGGACGTTCAAAAGCTGCAGGAGCGGTCTGCGCAAATTGATGCGTCCATCAAGAGCTACCAGTCGGGACAGAACGACCAGTACGGCCGCCAGCTCGACGCGTTCGGCATGGGTTCGGATGCGCTCAAAAATGTGCAGGCAGTGAAGTCGATCTTCGCCGAGTACCAGCGTTTGCAGGAGCAGCTCGACAAGGCCACGCCGAAGAACCTGCTTGGCGGCGCTGATTACGTCAAGGCGTCAGCTGACATCAAGACGGGGCTCGAGCAGTCGTTGGCCGATTACGACGCCTATTACTCGACGCTGAAAGCGAAGCAGGCCGATTTGACGAACGGCGCGACCGCTGCGATTGCCAATTACAACGATGCGGCCCAGAACATGGCGGCGCAGACGGAGTCGGCAGTTACCAACGCGGCAAAGGGCATGGAAGATGCGCTCGTCAGCTTTGCGACAACCGGCAAACTCAATTTCAAGAGCCTCGCTGACAGCATCATCGCGGACATCATCCGGATGCAGGCGCGCGCGGCGATCTCGGGCCTATTCAGTGCGGCGGTCAGTGCGGTCGGCGGTTATTTCGGAAACGGCTTTGCGACCACCACGGCAAACATTCAGGGCGGGAACTCGCTCGACAACTTGATGAATAACACCGGCGGCTGGGGAACCATCCCCGCGCGCGCGACGGGAGGCCCGGTCGATGCCGGCACTACCTATCTTGTTGGCGAGAAGGGGCCGGAACTGTTCAATCCGGGCACCTCTGGAACCATCGTTCCGAATCATGCGATCACGTCGTCGAGCGGTGGCGGCGATCTCACTGTAAACGTACCGGTTTCGATCGAAGGCAGCGGCTCGACTGCCGATCAGCGGAACGCTGGTGATCTTGGCATGAGGATCAAACAGGCCGTTCAGGCCGTGCTGCAGAGCGAGCGCAAGCAGGGCGGCGTTCTCTGGAAAGCACAAAACGGGATCGCGTGATGGCCGATACATTCAACTGGGTACCGGCGGTTTCGAACCTGGCCGGCACCGCGACGCTGCGCGTGCGCAAAGCGCAGTTCGCGGACGGCTACACGCAACGGTTGCAGGACGGCATCAACAATCGCGCGTCTTCGTACAACCTGACATTCATTGATGACGCCGCGACGATCAGC